TTGATCAGTGAGAAATTTATGGTTGCCGGTTACATGTATTTTATTACCGTTGTCGAATTCCAACTCAAACATAGGTTCGCTAACGGAATTTGTTAGGTTTTTATGCTGTTTAACAACAGTATCTACTTTGAATTCTTTTGTAGTTTCAGAATAGTTAATAACTTTGTCGCCCGATTTAATATCTCTGATTGACTTATACCCGGTTGGGGTCAACACCTGGCTATCTTCTGCAAAACACTCATCAACAATAACGCATGCCACATCTTCCAAGAACTCACCAATGGTGCAATCACCTACTCCTGCTTTGGTGTTCTTAAGTAATACGTTTAAACTTTGCCAGGTGCAGATGGTGTGTTGGCGGCCGAACTCCTTACGATCCCCAAAGTAAACACCTACATCCTGTTCCATGTTAATGTAGTCTTTTTCTGTTTGTGTAACTAAACTTTTATTAGGGACAATAACAATAGTACGACCATATGGTGTCACTGCATTTGATAGTGCGGCTGTAATAACAGTCTTGCCAGCACCTGTGGCAATCTCCTGTATACATTGTGGATTCTCAAGGAAGTTGTTAATGATCTCAACTTGATAGTCGCGCAATTCCATCGGTTTACCTTCTAGTGGATGCCCTTTACCCCACACAATATGGCTAAATGTTTGTTCAGTTACTTTTTCAAAAGTAAAATTAACACTGTAGTCCCGCTGATCATTAAGCTCAATGTCATAATTAAATTTCTCTAAAATAGGAATAATTTCTGGTAGCAAGTTTACATAAGTGCTACCTCCAAGTTGAAAGTATGATATTTTGCCATCCCACCGTCCTAGTCTAACAGCTGGAAGATACCTAGCTCCTGGAACATCATATTTGAAAGCATTAACCAAAGCGCGGCGAGCATCAAGTTCTAACCCTTCGATCTTAATATTAACTTCGTCTTTGATTATAATTGTTGCTGTTCTCATTCAATATAAACCTTGGTGACTAGCTGACGCTGTTGTATTTCTTTTAGCAGTTGTTCTTTGGGCATAGTTTCTACAAGTTCTGCTACAGGAAATCTCAATGGCAATAACCGTGGATTTTGAAATGTTGGATATCCGCGATCGTGAAAAAAGTTTAAATGTTCTAAATAATACTCTTTCATTCTTGCTATTTTTTCAGCTGAGTAAGCTATTGTTTCTTCGTGCAGACGAACATTAAAATCTGCTGAATAATAGTTAAATGGTTTAAATGCTTCGTCGCCAATATAATTATCTTTATCTTGAGTTAGGTCCTCAAGAGTTTTTCCTATTTCACAATAGTTAAGACATACTGAGCCAAACTTAGGATTAAGTGTCCCCCACTCTTCAATTAATGCTGTGGTTAAAAATTCTGTCTTGGGCAAGCCGTACCATGTACATACAAACCTGGGACGGTTTCCTCTGGCTACTGATTCACACCGGTGTACATTGATATTTAAATCTGCTAATGCTTGTTTAACTGCTAGTGGTGCATTAACAAAAAAAGTTTGGTCTTGATGATCTAGTAACCCGTGATATTGTTCAAATATATTATGCAAATAGTTTAATGTGTCCTGATCAAATACACTGGTTAATTCTCTAGTAATAATAGGACTGTAACTGTTTATGGTATTGATACTAGCATGTATCATGCCCAGTGCTTTGGCTTCTTCTTCGGGTTGAGAGTTAAATCCATAAAAACGATCTGGATGATCTAAAGGATATTGACCTCGTAAATGCATCCGATCCAACCATAGTTTGGATATAGGGTTATCAAGTATTTGAAATTTAAGTACTAGATCGTTGAGCTCAATATAAAGATTCATGTATCAGTATAACATACTTAGCAATACAAAGTCAAAAAAAACCGGTACCTTTTTGGGGTACCGGGTAAAGTGTAACGCTTTAGGCGTTACAGGAGCTACCGTTTACTTATTAGGTATTCCTACCCGATTAAGAATTTTTCATACAAGTGCTAGCGGCCAAGGCCTTCCAGTTATCACCCGATACTTTAGTCAAATCTGCAATCTTCAGTGCCATACGCAAGCTCATTTCACGCAAACGAGTTTGGTTGGCTTCCATGAATCCAATGATCTCGTCGCCTTGTTCTTGATTAAAATCGTAGTCTGCAAACAACTCACCTTTAAGGTAAATCTGTTTAATACGCAAGAAACGATCACGCATGGTATTAAGTGTAAGGTCTAGGAAGTGGCAACGACTCTGTAATGCTTCCAAATGGTCCTGTAACTTCTTGCTCTTAAGGTTTTGAAACTGTAAATTGGTAATAAAAATACAAGAACCTTTGAAGTCAAACATGTCTGGAACACCTTCACGACGCAACATAGCACTATCACTGTTCCAGTAGATACGACGCTTTTTACCAGAGTCCAGAGCGGCCTTAAGAATGTTCAAGCTAAGGTCATCTTGGAACACCGAGTCACAGTCGTCAAACACTAGGACATTGTTCTTGTCTGAATGTTTATACAGAGTGCAATACAGACCAATCGGAGTCATTGCACCTTTAATAACTTCATACTTGACACGACGACCGCTTAACTGGTCAAATAAACCAGAATGTTCTAACTGTTTTTCCACGCCGTAACTCTTACCTACACCAGGAGGGCCAACTACAATCATTGCACGGACATCTCCAGCAATGGTGGCCTTGGTCATTTGGTCAAGGATGTCAAATCGCTCACCAATACGAGCAATAACTTCTTCGTCAGTTTCAACCGGCGCCTTGTTATGAACATGGACCTGCGGATGAGCGACAGGTGCTACAAATTCTCCAACTGGTGTAGATTCTGTAGTAAATTCCAAATCTTCAATCGTGTTTACATTAACACGAACTACTTCTGGTAAATCTGGGCCAAAAAAGCCATCTGATTTCACTGTCACATAGCCTCCTTTAGCTCCTGTTTGGTAACCCTTTACTAAGTTAAAGGTTACATTGTTTACGGGTTGATTACGGTATGTTCCGTTTTTAATAATTACTGTACTCAAGGTTAGCTCCTTTTTATTAACAATACAACTATTATACTATATTGGGTATTTCTGGTCAACCGCTTACTTCTTTAAGATTTCGCTGGTTTTTTCAAGGATTTTGAGACGATCTAGTTCCATGCTGTATAATGTAAGCAATATTAACCCAAGTCCAACGGCTACTAAGCCAATTGCAATATAATTTATTGGAATGTAAGTGAGTGCTAACATCATTACCGCAGACCCGACTATTGCCGAACCTACTATTTTTGCTACATGTAAAATTGCTTGTGTTTCTGCTTTCATTTGCTTCCTTTCCGAAGGTTCATTTATTGATTAATTTACTACTATACTAATATTATAGCAAAAAGGTCTTTATTGGTCAACCGTAAAAAAACCCGCTAATAGCGGGTTTTTATTAAAAACTAGTTAAATCGCTTAAGATCTAAGAAATGCCGCATAGTCACCGGTATAGGTAGAAGTATTCCCAACTACATTAGCAACACTACCCAATCCTATATTAAAGTTGTGAGTCATAGTTTGACTGGCTTGAATCTCCCATCCCCAAGTGCCATTGGGCGGGCGAGAAGGTGTCATGGCAACTCCATCAATTACTACACTACTGCGAGGATCTTGACTGTTGTCACTGTTAACCGGGCGTCCTTGATAGCATTGATTATACCCATCAACTGTTCCTGCTGAGGCAGAATTTCCAGCATAGTAATTACAATTAATTTGTTCTACCCAAACTCCGTCGCCACCAGACACGACTAAGGTCATTGGCAAACTACCAGAAAAATCAGTATTTAATGCCGCAGAATTGTCTATAGTAAACAATACTGTCTGGGTGGACTGATCAGGACATGCATTGGGCAGAGGTTGATCTAATGTAGTCACAGGACCAGAAAATATTTGGGTGCTATTGATACTTGCTGTAATTGTTACTGGGGAATTGCCGTAAGCAAGACCATAAAATTGAAATGTACGAGGTTGGGCCATTATTAAAATCTCCTATAATAGTATTTAGCTAATCTGTCAGTTTTTAATAGTTTTTCATCCAGGTTAAACTATGGTCTAACCAAGGTAATACTAAATCTTGTTGCCGCAGGTAATTATGGGCGTTTACACTGTCGGCAGCCGATTTAGGTAATAAATTTAGTTCGCTAAGCCGATGCCAATTTGTTGTCTTAGGATCTAAAGGTTCTTGTTCACTTTTATAAACAATAGCACGAATCCACGGATCGTTGGGCTTTTGCAGGAAAAATCCAGCGGCGCAGTCCCAGCCAGTTAGAGCCAACATATGAATAAGACTAACCATAGTATGATGGTAATAGCACCCACTTTGCTGTGTGAATGCTAAATGTCGATGATGCACAGTTATAGTAGTCGGAACAGTAATTGCCAACATCCCACTATCATTTGTGATATTTCTCCATTGTGCTAAGGTGCTAATTGGGTCTATACAATATTGAAATGCGTCATGACACCATAATACATCAAACTTTTTATCGCTGGTAAGTGCTATGGGTTTTTCAAAATCTGTCTGCTGATAAAATACATTCTTATGTTTTCTAGAGGCGAATAATTGATCAATTTGATCAATTCCAGTACATGTGATATCAAGAGGTTTAGGAAAATCTTCTCTAGTAGTCCTGGTTGCCCACCATTCAATATCTGCTCCATCTCCACAGCCAAGATCTACTAGAGTATCAATGCTTTCCATAAATTCATCATACTCTTGTAATGCATTAAGAATATCCAAACTAGGACGAGAATTTTGTACCGGTACACTAAACATTATACTTGCACATCTTCCATACCGGCAGCCCGCAATCGTACAATATGTCCAAGCATGAAGTTTTTACTTTCCATGCCCTTAAGAATACCCAAATAACGATTGCGGAGCAATGCCACTTCGTTGATTAGTGTTTCAAACTCAATGACTTCATCTTCACCATCCACATACTTTTCAGCATCTCGACTGGTCAACGCACGAGCATACCCTTCTAAATACTTTTGAAAATGCCGACGACGGATTTTGCGTAGTTGTATATTAAGGTAGTTTAATACTGCTTCAATTTCTTGTAGCTGATTAAATCTATGCTCTGTAATACCCGGTAATGCGGTAATATTTTTCTCAATCAGGCCGCCGACTCGACAATCACGTTTAGCTTCATCAAGTTCTACCTCATAATGAGTAATAAAATCAGGAATGTTGCTTAGATCAGCAACAACTTTACTATACCACATTCGATAACTCCTTAACTAGCCATGGAAAAGTTTGTTTCCAATTTAAATCTCGACGACGGTCTATTTCGGTTAGAAATATTCCTAACTGATCTATTGCTAATTGATTTCTTGTTGAAGAATTTAACTGTGATTGTATTCCACGCATGTACTTATTTGCTTCTTTTTGTTGCCATGTATCTGTTGGCATATTAGATAAGATTTCTTCAAAATCTGAATTAAAGTATTGAGAACCAAAAATTTCTGGGTGTAAAAAATTGTGGGTCATAACTGTGGTTGAAAAATAATGTCCAATTTCTCTTGTTGGCCTAAAATTATTGATGTATTGTAATAATGCTGGCACAGTTTTAATAGTTAGGCCTGATAAAGTTTGATTGATATTTAAAGTAATCCAATCCTGGCTAACCAAATATTCAAAATTTTCTTGCCATTGTCTAATGTCCAACCCATATCGTACATATTCTTGTTCTTTGCCAAAACAATCTATACTAGCGGTTAAATCAAATCTACCGATACGATTTTCTTTAACCAATTGATGTATTTGATCTATATAATTTTTAAATCGAGAACTGTCGACCATTAAGTTACTAATTATATTAAATTCCAATTTTGGATTGTAGTGCGTTGCTAGAAAATTTATACATTGATCTAATTGTTTTTGATAAAATGGCTCTCCGCCTAATACATTAAATCTATAAATTTCTGTACTGTGCTCCTTCATCCACAACCAAAATTTATCAGTTAATGCATCAATATCTGGTGCTTTTTTTGCTCGGTTATCAATTACAATTCCGTTTTTTTCAAAACGACCGTACTTATTGTTTTCCTGTTGTATTTTACTACTAAACCCGTCCCAGCAGTACAAACAACTCATGTTACACACATTATCAAAATAAATTTCAACAATGCGAGGTGATACTGATATTGCTGTCGAATTAAATTCTAATTCGGGTGGTGACATGTTTGGAATCGATAAATGAAATTGTCGGTCACTTGCTCCGCCAGAATTTTCAATTTTTTGACAGTACTCGCATCCACCAGTGGGCCATTTTCCATCAAGCATCAATTGTCGATCTGATAATTTTTTTGGTGTGTTATGAAACGAATCAAAAGTATCAACTGTTATTAAATCGCTATCAACACGATGACAAGAACTGGTAGCACCATTATATAATCTTATGGTACTCCAGTTCCATTTAAGCTGACATGCGGTTTCCGTTTTTATCGGAAAAAGTTTGTTAGGCATCAGTAATCATCGTCCTCTTCGTCGTCGTGTAAATCATCATCGTCGACTTCGTCCTCGTGATCGTGATCCTTAAGATAACTTGTTAATGCTTTTTTAATATCGCTATCACTTTTGAAGGTCGATTTAATATCATCTGCACTAACATCGTTGTCAATTAATACACTAACTACTGTTTCAGCCGCTTCGGCACGATCTACTGTATTAACATACCGTTTAAGTTCTGACCAAATTTCGTTTGCTAATTCTACTGACATCGTTATTCCTCCGTAGCTGTGTCTTCAGTACTTACCGTTTCGCGTTGATTCTTAAAGTCTGTCATCACTTTATCTAAACAACCTGCTTCGTTTGATTCCCAGGCTTTGCGGAACTGTTTAATAATTTCACCGTCGCTGGTAACAAACATCAAACGATTGCCATCTTTCTTGAGAATACCTTTTTTCTCTGCAAGGTCAGTTAGGCCACTGTAAGGGTTCATGCCCGTTTCATAAGGAATCTTAACCTGCATGCCTTCAAACGGTTTAGCGTAACGAGTTTTCATTACCTTGCAACCAGCACGGATACCCATAACTTCACTAATCTTATTGCCATCTTCGTCTTCTTTAAGTTTCATTTTCTTCATGGCTACTACAATACTTGACGCATAGATGAAGCCTTGACCGCCTGAGATTTTGTCATCCGGGTCAAACATGTCTTGACTAGCGTATGTATGATTCGTACAAACCATTCCAACGTTAAAGCCACCAAACATGTTAACTGAGTTACGAACTAGTGATGTAAGTGCCTTGGGTTTACGACCCATATCACCTTTCATGTCGCCGGCTTCAAATTGGTTTACATCGGTTGGAGTCAATAACATACCTAACGAGTCAATGACCCATAGCACTTTCATACGCTCGCCATCTGGCAATGCTTTGTAGTCAATCATAAACGTTGAAATAGCCTTGGCTACATCGTCAATCATACTCATGTTTAGTTTAAGCAACTTATCTGCACCAGTATCTACTCCAAGTGCATGTAACCATGTTTCGTCGAGTGCGTTTTCTGTATCAACCAAGATAACAAAAATGCCTTGCTCTTGTGCATTCTTTACAATGTTGCCAGAACAAATATAGGATTTTCCTGCTCCAGACTCGCCAGCGAACACAGTAATCTTGCCCAGCGGAATCCCTCGATTAAAGTCTCCCGAGATGAGATAGTTCAATGCAAAGTTGCCTGTTGAGATCCAATCTGTTGGATCATTAAATCCAATGCTTAGACCGTCAATGCTCTTGGTGATGTCCTTGCGGAACTTGCTTACGTCAAATGGTTTTGCCATGATTTATCCTTTTTGTATTGAAAATTTGTTATTGCTTACTAGATTTCTAAAAATAATTATACGATAGTTTGTAAGATTTTCATAAAGATCCGGTATGTTACCGATGTTTAAAAAATCCCCACTCGGAACTTTATTATGCTGTTTACACCAAGATAGGTATTCTATACTTAACGGTATTGTTTGAGCAGGTACTAAACTTAAAGTCACAAACCCCAATAACTCATTGAATGAATTCTCATCATTGCACTCTAAATTTCTGTCAAAATATTGAAATTTATTGTATAATGTTCTACCTAGGTGATTAAACGATAATTTTAAATTTGCCACATTATTAGTAAGAGAATTTTTTGGAAAATGATTATTAGAAACGATAGTCCAGGTATCACTTACTGTATATCGAATATTATTAAACATTGATTCTAGTTCGTGTATATGAGGAACATTTAAAGACTTGTAAGTGTCAGTTAATCCTAGCTTAGATAAAACATTACTAAGTGTTGGCGTCGGTAGGTCGTCTGGAAACATCTCGTGTATTTTTTCTGCAAACCCAGAAAAATTAAATTGTTTTCTTTTTTCCTGTATATTATATAATAATGACTGAGAGTTAACCCAATCTGCATGAATTTTATTTAACACCTGTTGAGAAAGATACTCTTCGGTAGCATGTGAATCAATTTTTATATCTATTAATTCATCTAACCACTTGTTTACTTCCAGGATATTTAAATTAAATTCACTAATTCTATCCAGTATTTTCTGACCGAAGTATCGATCCTCAGAGAAAAATCCATTAAGCGATTGTTGATTTAATTGCTCAATGTAAAATTCTAGTATCTCTTGGTTAACCGGATCAAAAGAAATAGTGTCACCGGAGTTTTCAAATACTAAAGAGAATTTCATTATTTTATCTAGTCAATTAACGTGGCAGATTTTACTCTGCCACGTATTTTTATTACTGTTTCTGTCTTGCGCGAATCATTGCCAAAATATCTTGTGCTTTGTCAGTTGAAGGTTTAGCTTCTACTGGAGCACTTGCTACTGCTGGCTCATCATCAAACTCGCTTGCTGCCGAAGTTGTTACTGGAGTAACATCGGATGCTGGAGTTGACTCAGATGATGCTCCTGCTGGAGCCGCAACACCTGCTGGGCGATAGTACTGACCCCAACGCTCTGTGTCATAGCTTTGACCATCAACACTTGCTTCAAACATTTCTTTAATAACCTTGAGCTCAACATCGCCTGGTTTCTTAGGCATAAATGTGCTTAGGTCAAATAAACCGTGTTCAGCAATTGCTGCTTGTTCGGCTTCTGTGAGTGCAGATTCTTTACGAGCCCACTTGCTGCTAGAGTAGTCAGCAAATCCACCTTTGGCTGTTTTGCTAATGCGGAAGTCCAAGCCACGGAGTAAGTCTGTTGGCAATTCTTCCAATTCTGGATCCATCAACGCACCTTTGATAAGTGTAAAGATCTGTGGACCGATAATGAATCTACGGATTGGGTTTGCAGGAGCCTTGTCGTCGCCGATTGGGTTCTCACGAACAAAGCCTTGGAAAATATAACTACGTTTTTTCCAATACTTACGACCCATTTCTTCTAGTGATTTGTCTTTGAACCAAGTACGTACTTCGGTAAGCACTGGACAGACATCGCCATACATTTCTACGCATGGTACTGGCACAATAACTTGTTTAGAGTCTAGTTCGCCTTTGATGCCATTGAACGGAAGACGAATTTGTGCTCGCTCTGCCCAAAAGAATGTGTTCTTGGTGTTACCGTCTGGGAGGAATCTGAGTGTTGCGGAAGCGCCTTCTTCCATTGACCAATGAGGGTAAATTGCATTATCTCCTCCGGTTGATTGTCCGCCACCTTGTTTGCCTTCTGATGCTGCGAGCCTTGCTCTAATTTCTGATAAACTAGCCATTTTATGTTGCCTTTCTAAGTTGATTTAAAATGTTGATTTAAGTTGTCTTAAATGTTGCCTTACAGCTGATTATACACTCATCTGTCCGTGTTTGCTACTAAACTGGTTAAATTGCTTTTACATTTATTGCCATGATGTCTATGAAAATTCCTAATATCACATACAGTATGACAGGAACAGCACCCTACTTCAATATTTAAATGTTGTTTACCAAAAAACGGATTATTTTTTCCTGTGGGTCTGAATGCGTCTGGATTTGTTACTAGACAGTTATCACCGTGCCAGCGAGCATAAGTATTTGCTCCGCTTGTTTTATTACAATGCGGGCATGTTTTTTGTTCTTGTTTTTTGCCAAACATAGGATTGCCAGACCCTTTATTATTATCGCTGGCTTTTTTTCTAAGGTCTGGCTCTTTCATTTTTAAATTACCAAATGGATTTACTGGTGGCGACATGCTATCATGTTTGTTTAACCACTTATCACTGCCAACTACCTTCATTCTTTTTAATACACGGTTTTCCCATAAACGAGCAACCATGCAGTCTACAAATGTTTTTCTAATTTGTCGAATTGTAGGATTGCCAAACTCTATAATAGTATTTTTAACTTTGTTGCTGGAGGTAAAATAAGTGACCCAAAAGTCGTCTGGATGACATTTATTGGCGTATCTTACGCCGTAATACCAGAGATTGTGTTCTGGCCATCCAATAAGGTATGTATATGGTTGCATTTAATTTGTTGCCTATCTCGGTTGCCTGTTTACTGCTGGTTGCCTGTGTAGAGTATGCATTATTACATACTCTACTATTTATTGCAAGTATATTTATGACGCGGTTGTTCTAATTGTTAAATTAGTGGCGGACCATTCCAGAAAGTTCTTTTAGGCGATCTAAGAAACTGGAATCCTTATCTACTGATTTGAGTTTACCACTGTGTCCATACTTTCCAGCAAGTGGACTTTCTTTTTCATTCACTGGTGTACTAGGGCCGCCTAACATACCTTTAGGCAAGTCCATTGCGCTGCCACCGGAACTGCCCCCTCCTGCTGGCTTAGGTAATGCTGTAGTATTGGCCGG